TCAATATCAAAAGTATCGAAGTACGCTTGAGGAGTACCAAACTCTGAATCATAAAACAGAATAACTGATTCAGGATACTTGTCAAGATACGACTTTGCCATCAACAGCGAGAAAGCAGTCTTGAAGTGCTTAGAAGGACCTGCAAAGATTGTAAGACCAGGAGCAAGGCCGCCGTCTAGTTTACCTGACAATGCTACGTTTAGCGCAGGAACAGAGGTTTGTACTAAATCTTTTGTTGTAAAGAATTTAGATTCGGTTAGAATAGCAGTGTCTTTGATAGTGCTATTCTTTTTTAGTTTTTCAAGTAAGCTCATTTATTTCTCCGTTCATCGTTAATTTTTAAAGCTGTGTCAAAAATATTAAGATCATTATAACACAATGTTTTCATGTGTGTCAAGTCTTTTGGAAAGCAACTGCCACCAAAGCCAGTTTTGCCGTCCGGACCAGGAACATCCCAATGAGTACCTCCTGTCCATGCATCATAAGAAAGCCTTTCGCTGATTAGAGAATAGTCTACACCGTTGCGCTGGCAAATTTCATAAAACTCGTTAGCAACTGCTACTCTCATAGCCAGTGCAGTATTACGCATCAATTTAAACATACTCGCTTCTATAGGCTCGTAAATATGTAGTGTTTTCTCTACCACTTCAAAGATTTCTACTAACTCTGCATCGTAGTCCGTTATACCCAGAATCAATGGCAGCTCAGGATCATCTACATCGTCTTTCCAACAACGCTCACGCAGAAACTCTGGCATGATGTGTGCTTGAGGAAATTCTTTTACTTGTTCTGGTCCAATAGTACTGCGAATGACGAGCTGACAAACATCTTTATATTGCTCGTACACTTCTTTCAGAATACTAATATCAAGTTCGCCGCCAGTAGTAGGTGTAGGAACACAGACAAATGCATACTCTACTGTATCAAAGTCACAAAGTAAATATTTTTTTGGATCATGTATTTGAATTGTGCAGTTTGTTTTTTTCAGTAGATACTCTGTTGCTTTGCCAACAAAGCCATAACCAATAATTGCTACGTTCATGAAAATAAATCCTCAAGTGTATTTTTCTCTTCGGTGTCCCATTTCAGTGATTTTACAATCGTATCCATTGGGTCTAAGAAAGCTTTTTGAAACATCAAATCGTAATCGACATATCTATGTACATTGAATTCTTCTGGCAGTTTGCCATTAAATGATATGCAATTTTCTCGTAGTGTATTAGGTTCTTTGAGATACAAGAACTTAATTTTGTCACCTTCTTGAATTTGTTCGTATCGGTGAGTGAGATTATTCTTTTCGAGATAATAATTATATAGCAAGCTGCCACGAACATGTATAGGACAACCCTTCGAATAGATATCTTTTTTGCTAGAGTATTTTCCCATGTTGTTACAGCCTCTAGGAAAAGCAATCGCTTCGGCAGACATATTCTTAAATTTCTCTCTGGTATCTTGAATAAAATTCTGCAAAGTCTTCTCGTCTGTTGTAAGTGTCAATCTTACTGCTTCTTTCAGAGACTCACGAACAGGAGCAGGAGTAGACGAACGAACAATCTCAAGACCCATGACTTTGAGTTTAGGTTCTTGATAGCGAGTGCCTTCGTTGTCATATACATTCATTGCATATCGTTTCTTTGCGATCCAGATAGCTTTATCTGCAATAGCTTCTCGCTTAAAGAATATCTTCTTCTCGTATGCGTGAGAATACTCTGACAATGCATCCATCGCTATTGATATACATGGCTCAATTTGATCTGTGCCAATCTGATCTAGAACATCAACTATCTTAGCAACATCTTTGTCTGCAAAATATTTGTCAACAACTGCTTTCAGAGTAATGTAGCATGAATCTGTGTCAGAATAGAAACTGTACGTCTCGCCAGTTGTACCTACGATTTTATTCACGAATGTATCGAGAGCAGACGCAGTTGCACGAATAATGTATTGACCAGACAGCGTAATGCCTTCTGCGATTCTGTCATCATAGAATCTGAAGTACTCGTTAGCCATCGCACCATAAAGAGAGTTAAGCTGAATCTTTCTTGCCATCTGAAAGTTGTTGTACTTTGCGATATCATTTTTGTGCTTGGGATCTTTTGTGTCTTCAAGAAGTTGTTCTGATTTCTTCATCAGCTTCTTGTATTTCTGACGGTCATCGAAGAACTTTTGTACAATTTCTGGCATATATCCTAGCTTGTTTCTTGAGAAGCATTGTCCGTTTGCAGCGACTGCATACTTACCATCAAATTCATATTTTCTCTCTAACATTCCGTCAACTGTGACATCGTACACTTCGCCTGGCACAAGAGTTTCTGGTGACATATTGTATTGCATAATGATAGAAGGATAAAGCGAAGTAGCATCAAAGCTTTCTACCCACTCATACTGGCCAGGAACAGGTTCTTGTACATATGCACCTGCGATTTGTCTACCTTGTTTTGGACTTTTCTGACCAAAAACAACATTCTGTTCCCATAGATGATTGTATAGCAAACAGTCCCACGTTTTTACAGGAGATGCAACATCAGAATAGTTCATCTTACCATCGTATGCCATTGTTAGACAAAGTTCAATCAGCTTGAGTTTGTCTTCTAGTTGATCTACCAACACAGTATCGATGATGTTATATTCTACGAAAAGATTCCAGTCTTTCTCATAAAAGTCTTTGAAAGAATCATGAGGATTCTCTAGCTTTTTATGTCCAAGTTCTACTTCTGTGATAAAGTCCAACTTGTAAGACTCACGAGTAACATAGGTGAACTTTTTATATAGGTCAAGATAATCTAACTGTGCTACACCCCAAATATCGTACTTGAGAAAATCACGACTGCCCATTGTTACAGTCTTTGCGTGGACTAAGTTGAAAGGACTAAAACCTTTCTTCATGTCTTCGCCAAACAATCTGTCTGTACGGGCGACAAGATATGGAATATCGAACAGTGCCAGATTCCAGCCAGTCACAACATCTGGTGGATCTTGCGCCCACCAATTAATAAATTTAGTGAACAGATCCTTCTCATCTTCACACCATCTATAATCAACATTCAGGTGTGCAGTATGTTCAGTAGGAGTATATTCACCGCAGCCCCATGTGATAATCTTTTTGGTGTAAGCATCTTGTATCGTAATCAGAGTGACTTGCTCTAAAGGATTAAATACGTCAGGAAATCCGTTGTCAACAGTAGTCTCGATATCTATAGAAACAACTTTGATTTTACTTTGATCCCACTGAACTTCTTCTGGGAATTTTTGAGTGAGGTATTGATAACACCAATCTGATTGTCCGTAGATAGGAAAGTTAGAAACATCAGAATAGGTTTTTATAAATTCGGCAGCTTCTTTATTTGTATCGAATTGGATGGGAGAAACGGTTTCTCCGAACATGGATTTGTACTTACTAGGTTTATCAGATTTGACAAACAAAGTAGGCTGAAAGGTGTCATTGCCAATTTGGCGATTGCCTTTCTCGCTGATACCTCTGTAGAGGATTTTGTTGCCGTAGTGTTTAGCGTAAGTGTAGAACATAGTAACTCCCAATCATTTAAACTATTATAAAAGAAAGGAAGCTACATGTCAAGTCTTTTATTGCCCATTAAAGTTTCTATCTAGGATCATTCCATAAGTATTTGTGGATTTAGGCAAGTTTAGTCCGTCTTTCAATACCAGCTTGTTTTTCTTGAATGGATTATAGTTCACATGATGATGCCAGCGGCCATATCTCCAAACAACTCTAGCTACATCTGGGTGCATGTCAGCAAGCATCTGAGACTTGTTGATAGTTCCGTCAGTGTTATATCCTTCTTCATTGATAGCTTCAGTATTCTCAGCGTGGTAAAATTCTGCTGTATTACCACCGGCAACTGTTTGTGTTGCCATTTTGCCTTGCATGAATGAGTTGAATTGTAGACAGACATCGCCATCTTTCATTACACGCAAACAAATATCAGTATCTTCATTATATCTGCCACGCCATTTGTGTTTGCAGTCGTTTCGAATTAACAAACAAGAATAAATTCGTGTATTATCGACAAAAGG